CGAATGGAATGTGCCCTTCCATACGCAGCTTTTGAATGGCTGATGGCGACAATCGTAAAAGCTCAGCAGCTTCTTTGGTTGTCAATAAGCCTAGTTCGGTCATTTGCCTCTCCTGATGACTATTGAAAGTTTGCTGTCTGAGTTGACAGGTGGGATTACATCTGGGTTTTCTTCCAGATACTGTTTGAAGTTGCTCTGCTGAATACGCTGCTCAACCATGCTGTAACCATCTTCGCCTAGCGTAGCTAGCCACTTACCAAACGACTGCCAATCCGGTGCCCAGAAGCGAGTCTTGGTGCGCAGGAATGCAGTGCCTGAAGCAGTCTTCATGTTGGTTAAGCCATGTTCTTTGGCGTGTTCAAGTAGAACTTCTTCGATGCGAGCTTGCTTCTCAAGCAGCTCACCATCTTTTTCGTCGTACTCGTGCTTCAATTCAGAACGAGCGTCGCGCAGCTTGATGTACGCTTTTATAAGCTTTTCTGTTTCCATGTTGTTTCTCTGAAGTTATTGACGTATTTCTTGTTCGTATAAAGTAACTAGGTCTTTTTGGTTACTTTCTTTAGATTCTAGCGCATCGTATACCTTTTTTTCAACCGCTGAGCCGTAAATTTTTATTATTGTCATCTTGTTCTGTTGTGATGGTCTGTTTATACGTTCGTTCGCTTGTAGCCATGTTTCTACGGATGACGTGGGTCCGAACCACACAATTGTGTCCGCAGCGGTAAGAGTCACGCCGTGCGCCGCAGACTGAGGTTGGATGACAAGAACGTGCGGGTCTGCCTTCTGTTGGAAGTCTTTGAAGATTTCTGTCCGTGCCTTCATCGACACGGCACCGCTGATCACTTCCGTAGAAAAGCCATCTTTTCGCAACCTTTCTGCCACAATGTCGATAGCGTGGCGGAACGGCACAAACACGATAACCTTGTGCGAAGCTTCGCGGACTACATCTGACACCTCATCCAGACGGTTCTTGCCGTCGAACTGCACAACATCTCCCGTATCTGAATAAACAGCGCCACAGCTCAGCTGCAATAACTTGTTTAGACCGGCAGCTGCGTGTACAGCACTGATCTGCTCACCGGCGGCTTCAACGTACATTTGTTTCTTGAGTTCTTTATAGAACTTCTTCTGCTGAGCGGTCATCTCCACCTCACGCGTGACGTAGGTCACAGGCGGTAGGTCAAGGCAGTCCTTCTTGCTGAAACGTATGGCAGGTTGCAGGGCAGCGTTGACAAGCTTTGTAGCGGTGGGTGTCGGGATGTAGCGGAACTGGCTAATCTTGGTCATTACACTGTCGCGCCACGCCGTGAAGTAGCGTGGAACGCGCTGTGGAACACACATCTTGGCTAGCCCGTAAGCATCTACGGGGCTTTGTGCCGCCGGTGTACCAGTGAGCATCCAGATTTTTGTTTGAGGTGTTATGACTTTATTGAGTGCTTTCCAACGTCGGGTTGTTGGTGTCTTAACGAAATTGGCTTCGTCGCAAACTACCAGATCAAACTTGCCCACCATGTCGTCAGCCACAATAGGCACACCATCATAATTAATGATTGTAAAATCGTAGTCACCGTCGAGTACCTTCTTGCGAGTAGCCTTAGAACCGTGCGCCACAGCAGCTGTCCGGTGCATAGCTATTGTGAAAATATCCTGCATCCACGCTGAGTGCATGATTGACAGGGGGCAGACGATCAGCACTTTCTTGATGTCGCCGATGGACAGCAGATAGTCAGCAGCCCAGATAACTGCACCAGTTTTACCAGTGCCCTGCTCCGAGAAACAGAACGCTCGGTTGTTGGCGGTCAGAAAGCTAGCCGTTTGTTTTTGGTGGTCAAACGGGGTGTAACTGCCTGTCCACTCGTAATCCCGTAAAATCGGAGATGGCGCTTTTGTTACGCCAAGATTGGCAAGACGGCGGGTGTTTTCTAGGTTCCATTTGACGAGCACCTCGTGTGCGTCGTCGCCGATTGGTTGGATGTATTTGCTTTGCTGAATAGCAGTAGTCACACGCTCATGGTTGCGAACACGCACCATAAGACCGCGGTCTTGAATGATTTCCATCTTGTCCTCTGAAGTTCTGTCTAAATTAGACAGATTTGTTATTCGGTTTTTACCACCCTCTAGTCTGCGCTAGATTTGGGCGGTCTGCAACTACTTCATCTTCGCTTTTTTAGTTCTCGCGAATGAGCGATTCTTGCTAGCAGGTACGGCACGCAAATTACCGCGCTTGTTACTGCCGCCCTTAGCCAAAGCCTTCTTGTGGTCAACGTCTTTGCCGTCGCCTTTCTTAACAACGCCTTCCTTCATCAACTTGCGACGCGCTTGATTGCGTAGCGCACGCTTCTTCTTGACTTCAGGTTTGCCGTCGTACTTTCGTTCTTTTGAGTAATCGCGTGGATTGCGTGGCATATCAGCCCCCTTGGAATTCGCAATGTTCAACAGGACACCACTTGCGGCAGAGTCCGTTGGGGTTAGGCGACCAGTTGTCGTTCTCGTATGAGGCAGCGAGACGAGCGTACTTATTCTTCCACCGATTCCACATGTCGTCTAGATCATCTCGGTGATAATCAGCTGTGATGAATGTGTTGTGCAGCATGAACAGCAGACCGGCTTTGACGTGGTTAACTTCTGGGTAGTACGCCATCAGCATCAGTGCCATCAGTTCAAGCTGCCCTGTGTCAGGATACTTAGCTGAGCCTGTCTTATAATCTATTACCCGTGCGGTTTCCCCGTTGATGATTATCAAGTCGGCGATGCCCCGCACCCAGACGTTCTTGGCTAGGAACTTGGTGGGTTCTAAATCTTCGGTGAGAGCCATCTTTAGCTCGCAGTGCTTCTCACCTTTCATGTTGTTTAATCTATCAAGCATTTCACGGAACTGTTCGTGACCTTTGGGCAGGTCTTTCCCGTCACGGATGTATTCTTCCGCAGCGGTGTGAACTTCTTTTCCGTAGATGGTTGCTTGGGTGTCGGTGAATGGGTAGAGCTTCTCCACCTTCTCTGCGTGATACTTGCGGGGACAAGTTTCATACAGCTTCATTGCGCTAAATGACCATGCAGGCATTACTTGGCGGCTCCGTATGTCTGGGCAATATCACCCTCAGACCATGTTATCAAGTCTTTCCACCAAGAGACACCACTGCGCATTACACCCTGCACTGTATCGAGCATTGCCTGTGCGTCCTCGTCCTTCACGATGTAAATAAGTTCGTCGTGAACTGTGTGAACAAGTGGATACTTCTTGCCAAGCGGTGTGCGTGCTACTGCTAACAAGTTGTCACAAATGACCTCACGAGCCAGATGCTGCACGATGTTCTCCGTTACCTTTCCGGCGTAGATGCGTGCCTTGCGTCGACCTTCGCCATACACCCATTCTTGACGCCCATCTTCTTCGTTGAACTCTTGGCGCAGGTGTGGGTAACGAATCATGCCCATCGGTGTCTTGATGCCACCTTCAGCTGTCCGACATAAACCCCATGGGTCAATCTGCGTGCCGTACTCTTTGTTGTGTATCTGAGCTAGTGCTGTGTGGCAGGTGCGCCAACCTAGCTGAATCTTGGTGTATGAATCACGCCACTTGTAGACAACGTCCTGCGCTTCTTCCAGTGACAAGTCAACGCCGCCCATTAGCCTCGCTACCTTTTGGAATGTGGCAGCCCCCGCACCAAATCCGAGTCCTAAGTGCGCAACCTTGCCCACCTGACGCTCTTGCTTGGTAACTTCGCTGACATCTTTATCGTACAGCTTCGATGCGAAGTCTTTATACAAGTCAGCGTTTTCTGGGTCAGCTTGGAACAAAGCCATGCTGCTTGGCACCTTCCACAAGAAGTGATTCACTCGTAGCTCGATACCTGCTAAGTCAGCCACAACCACCTTGTAACCTTCCGGTGCTACCAGAGAGTTGCGAAGGCTGTCCGAAGGTCGTGGCTTGTCTGGTTTTACCTGCGGTAAATTCTGTTGGTTCATCTTCATGGTGCCAGACCATCGACCAGTTGTATCCGCGCCGTAATAATTCAGTGCTATTGGCATCTTGCCGCCGATAGCTTCACCGCATGCGATGAACTGACCTATTCGTGATTCAAGAATCGTACTTTTGACGTTAAGGCGAGCCGCTGCCGCAGAAGCGACTTTGAAATCCTCATGCTCTTGTAACGCGAGAAAGGCTTCATCAGTCTTAGCCAGTGCCGGAATGGACTTTTCGGGGTTTGAAGGAGAAGGCTTGGTCGGTACTTCAACCCCTCTTGATCGTAAATACTTCGCAAATTTTGGTGCAGAAGCCAAGATTTTCTTTGCGACTTCCACTTTCTCATCTTCGTTAAGCAAGCCCAACGGTTCATCGGCAACTTCCTCGGCTACCTCAAGTAGCACTTGTTTCTGGGTTTCTTTGATTTCTGCAAGAGTCTTACGCAGCAGCTTGATGTCGAGATCGAACTGAGGTTCAACCAACATTCTGATTGTCGTGTCAATCAACTTGAGCTCACGCGTACCTACTTGCGGCGCTAACTGCTTGAAGATGCCCGCACACAGTTCAGTATCCACGACGTTGTATTCTTCCATCGCGCGAATTTCCTGATCCGTGAAGTCCTTGAGTTTCTTACCCTTGGTGTTCGTTGCCTCAAGGCTTAGCTTCTCGCCCAAACCTAAGTCACTAGCTACCTTTTTTAATGAGCCGCCAACTGTCTTTGCGTAGCCCATGATGCGAGCCATCGCCAGTGTGCAGCCCCATGCTTTTGGTTTGATGTTGAAACGCCACGCACAGATCATGGCATCGAAGCCAGACATGTTGTGCCCTACCAACATAGCGTCAGAGAAGTCAGTGGCATCAGCCCACTCTTGAATCTTGTCCTCACCAAAGATGACGAAGGCGGGGTCGCCGTTCACCTTGATAGCCACCGATTGAATCTCGGTGTCAGAGTGCATGACGTATTCGACAGGGTGAATTTTGGTTAAAGAGTGGGTCTGAGACCAGTAGGTCTCAAAGTCTAAGTAGATGATTTGCACGCGGCGTCCTTGTTGTTATGTTCGCCTGATTTCTTCGGGGCGGAAGTTATCAGGCACTGTTATCCAATATTTGTAATTGACTACATCACTCACAGTCGCCTGTGAGATGTTGAACATCAAGGCTAAGTCCTTTTGCATTAAGTTGTTAACCCAATACATGCGGCGCATAGCCTTGATGTTCGTGGAGGTCAGCTTACTGTTTGGATGCTTCTCTCCACGCTTCCGCATTACTTTTCTTTGAACTGCGGATTAACCTGCTCTACTACTGGCGCCTCAGCAACAGGTGCTTCTTCGTTAACTGCGTCAATTACAGCAAACACGCCTACGATAATAAGTGCGACAGCTACTACTGCCAGTGATAGTTGTTTGATCATTTCAAATTCTCCAAAGTTGTAACTAGGTGATCAAGATTGTTGGCATCAATTACCAACGCGGTTCCCCCACTCTCCTTTATTTGGTTGAGGTTCTTCACCTGAAGCGCCGTCGGCTTGTTCTTTGTCATGTCAGCCTTCGCTTCAATCCCAACGAAGTGCCCGTTCAAACAGGCAATTACATCGGGAACACCGGAAGCACCAAAGCCACCGGTAACGGGATAAAAATAGTACGCACCATACTCTTTCAATATGGCAACGATCTTAC